GCATAAGTATCTTGTTTAGTATTAATAGTCTTTTCATCAAACATTGTAAAATTGTAATAATCTCGACCACCTAAAGAGTTAAACCAAGAAAGTCTTACTCTTTCATAGAGTGGAGTACAATAATCTACAACATTAATCTTTACAGTTTCTGTAATTGCAGCACCAAATGTACAAGATCCATCAGAAGCATTTGTGTTTCCTACAATTTCTATTGTCCAACCTGGTCCAACTGGTAAAGCTGGTTGTTGAATCATATTAGAAATTGCAGTTGCTAAGTCTGCTGGACTTGCAAGAACATGAACTAGATCATATTTTGCATCTAGTGTTGTATTCACGGTTGAACTACATATTGCTCTTTGTGCATAGCCTCTTGCAGTCATCATTGGTACTTGCCAAGTGTATTCATTTCCTACTGGACTGGTAAAAGTAAAAGTAAAACCATAAATAGGTCTTTTCTCTCTACTTCTATATGGAGTCCAGTTTAACCAACTTAGAGTCATTTTATCAAACACATATAGGTCTTGTTCTAACTTATTAAAGTTTAATGGATGACTTAGTGCTATACCATGATCGTAAACTACATTATTGTCAAATGGATTACTTCCAAAGATTCCAGATCCTGTAGTATTCTGCATTGACCATTGTTGTTCATGATCTGTGATTGATGCTGCCCATACTTGAATTGGAAGGTTTGTTAATGTTACATTACCACTATATAGAGCATATGCTGGTTCTCCAATCTGATCTGCAGTTCCTATATAGATATTTGATACTCCATTAGTTGTATACTCTTCACCAACTTTAAGGTAAACATGTTTAGACATGAATGAATTATCTTGGTAAAACTTTCCAGTATTCCAATCAATTGACGTTTCACCTTGAGTAATTGGTGCCAATGGATTATTACTATCAAGTTGACCTTGCATAATTGTTGAAATATCAAGCATACCATATCCTGTTGGATTGGCTCTTTGCTTGATGCGATTAATCTTTATACCATCTACATAAATATCGAACACATACTTAAAGTCTGTGTTGTTAACTTTAGAACTTAGTACACTCCATATAATTGGATTATATGCAGGTCCTAAATAGAGTGGTTTGTACGTAACACTAGTTATCATTTTATTAGGTTTGTTATTTTATCTTTTATTTGCGAGCTCCATCTTTTTACGAGCGGCTTCTTCTTCTCTAACTCGGTCTTTGCGGTACGCGAGGAAGTTAAAGACACCAACTGCGCTAAGTCCTGTAACCTGGTCAATTTTTGTAACATCCTCTCCTGCTGCAAAGTAGATGATTTTACTCCAGTTTCTAGCAATTCTAACATGATTTGGCTCGTTACTTCGATCATTTCCTTCTCCGCTTCCGTCGTTGTCTCTAGATTTATCAAAGAGTCCAGGGTAGTTTCGTATAAGTACTTTGATACTTGCAAAAAAAAATTGAGAGAACCGTAAACGTACTTTAAGGGTAAATCCATAAATAAGTCTGCTCTCTTTTCTAAGCTATCTGAATCATATTTGTCAACTGATAACCATTTATCCGTAATCCATATTGCTGGACGGTATAAGATTGCCATCATCACATGTAATTTCTGTTGACTTTGAGGATCATTACGTAGAATATCCATATCAACAAATTCACCTAGGGATACCTTGTCTAAATCCAAGAAGCCGTACATATTTTCATTCATCATGAATGTTTTGTGAAACGGCGTTGACTCTGAGATATTAAGAGGACCTTCTACTAATTCATTCCATAAGGTAAGGAACTGATACTTGTCAAGTAACTTTAGAGTTTTGACTGGGCAATCGCTCAGTTCTGAAAGTATCTCTACCTTTGCATTAACTTCTTGTTTTGCAAATAGGTGTTGGATCTTATAATAGTCTCGGATTGTAGGTTCCTTTACTGTATATTCAGTTCCTTTTATTTTAAATTGTAAACTCATATTAAGACATTGAGGTTCCTCTTGATAAACCTGTTAGTGTATTATTTAAAAACGTTTGATAGGTTATTCTTAGTTCTGCTTCAACAACTGCTTCATAAACAGGTTGATCGCCTCTAAGACTTAACCAATATTGTGGTCTAATACCGCCTTGTCCTCTTCTGTATCCTCTAAATTCGCGACCAAAGAAACCAGCAGTTCTTGCAGCAGCATCATAGTAACTTCTAGTACCGAATGCTGTGTATTTTCCATGGTCATCGTAATTTGCTTGTAGTGACCATTCACCATTGATCTTTTCCCATGTAAAGTTAAAAGAGTTTGCCAATCTTCCAGTTGCAAAAGGATTACCATTACGTGGAGACGGGATTTGTCTCATAATCCTTGCAGTCGCATTACGAATAATACGTTGGCCTACTCTTTGTAAGGCTTCATCTGAAAGGTTATTAAACTTACCCATGATTAATCGTAAATTACTTCTAGTGTTAGTGTTCCATTAGGACATAGAGTGTTATACACTGCTGATGGCATTTCTAATCTAACTCTACCATCTCCATTATCATAATACGTTCCATAATCAAGGAAACATGCATTACCTTGTACTGGTGGATTAGCATTAAACATTGCAACTAGATCCGTTATATTTGGTTCATTTGCTCCATAACATGAATGTACTGTAACACCATTACATTTATAATTTATTGAATTTAAGAATGGATCAAACACTAATTGTTGAGAATACACAATAACATTACTTGGTTGTGGATATGTTGTAACTGGGTTTTCACAGTTACTAATTGGTGTAATTGCTTCGATTCTGATTTGACTTGTCCATCCAGAAACTGAATTAACAAAGTTCTCTACAAATGGTGTTGAAGTAACTGGCATTTCTAAGTTAAATCTCCATTGATCCCAAGTTGTGTTAGTATATTGAGCAATAATATCTCTTGTAATTTCTAACATTGCTGATTGAGCAAATGTTTCTAACTCTTCAGTATCTTTGGCCAGATCCATAACAACCATGTCAAAATCAAAGATAGTGCTGCGACCGTTTAGGACTGCAGGTTGTGGAACCAAATGCACATAGGGATATTTGATTTCTGGTTTGGTATCGGTTGGCATTTCAATATCTGAAGGAGGACCAACTCTAAATGTTTTAACTGCTGGATGTGCTAAGATTAGGTCTCCTAAGCTCTTAACTACATTGCGGTATGTTGATGAATATACTGACATTCTTGTATTTGTTTGTTTAATCTATTTATAAATATTAGTTTCGTCACTCTTGAATTAGAGAATTCAGGATTTGTTTTCTTATTGTAATTTACAATGTTTCTTATGGTTTGCTAAGGCTAAATTACCTTTTAAATTATTGCGACCACAAAAAGGACATGAGTAGATTTTAGATGCTGCTGCCATTGCTCCTGCTTGATGCCAAATCTTAGTGATACCTTTTCTCTTATTCTCTAATGAATTAGTGCGCAATAATCCAGATTCTACATTTCTTTGACCTTGTGTAATACCACCGCGGCTTCTTTCTTCATTTGTAAAAGTCTTTCGATTTCTTCGAGCATTTTGATAGTGGTTTTTATTATCTCTTTTTCCAAATATTTCAAGTTGATACTGAATTTCTATGTCTCCAGCAATCTGACCATGTTCAAAATCTCCTTGTTCTTGCCATAAGATCTGACAATCAGAAAATCCTTGATCTGTGAGTCTCTTTTCTAATTCAGTTGTACAACCTACTTTAACTCCTTCAATGTGGTAAACTGTGTATGTATATGTTTTCATAGTTATTATATGAACTATGACTGCTAATGTTTATTTAGTACATTCGACGTTTAGGTTGTACATCAACTTTTGAGTCCCAATGTTTAAAGTCTCCATCTTCGTCAAATGGAGTTAAACCTTTTGCTTTAACAAAAGTATATTGACCACCTTTTGGCTTTGAAAGTCCATAACGAATTGCATCCATTAAGTGATTATTCTCGTCGATTGGCCGATCTGTACCAGATTTCCAACAATACAGATCTGCTTCCATGTGTAGATTTTTAGAAGTTGGATCCATGAAGACTTCATATTGTTTTAAATTATTAATACCATTTTGAATGGAGTCAGGTCCTTTATATGCTGGTTTAATATTAAATCCTGCTCGTTTAAGTTCTTCAATTGACTTTGGTTCTGCAGAATCGGCTATTATTGTATCTCTATTAGTAATTCCAAACTTTTGTAGTTTTCTGGCAATATCTTGGTTTGTTAGACCTGTTTCATAGATTAATTCTTTTAAGTAGAGTTTATTATTATGCTTTTTTAATTGAACTAAGGCCGCTGGATCTCCTGCAAAACCAAAATCTAGTCCATAAATTGTATCATACTCTCCATCAGGATGGGGTGTTGCAACTTGCCAATTTGTAAAGATTCTACCTATAATACCATCTTGCCATTCACCTTTAATATGGTGTTTGTAATATTCAGGATCCATATCACTCATGCGTTCCCATTCTAGAATCTTTTTAGGATCTAGATTATGAGCATTTGCATGGTAAGTTGTATGAATGAATTGATGATCTTCAAACCATTTAGGATTTGGTTGACCATCTATATACCAACGACGATGAATCCAATGTCTCTTTGTAGTTGGGTTAAATAAGATTAGTACTTTTCTTTCTGCTCCTTTTGTTCTAAAAGTATCATTTAATTTAATAAACTCTTCTTCTGATGGTAATTCTGTCGCCTCGTCAATTAATAAGTGAGTAACTTTCGCTAAACCTTTACCTTTTGCAGTTTGTGTACCATCCTGTAGTTTCATGGCGTGTGTTATAATCATATTGTCATTGCGGACATTAGTTATCTCATCTCCATCTATTTTGATGAACTGACGGATCCCCCATGACTCAGCAAGATCTAGTATGTCT